TTAACTAAATATTTTTATAAATCAAAAGTCAAAAACTATAAGTTTAATATTGAGCTTACTACAAATTCTATATTACCTTGATTATTATCAAGTAATTTTTTAATTTGCTCATCAGCTATATTAAATTGCATATTTTTAATTTGTTCATATTCTATCTGATATGTATATATCTTTAGTCTATCTAATAGATTTGGATTTTCTAATATATTATAAATGATTTTTCTCTTTTCTTCATCTATAAGTAAATTAATTAATCGTTGGTCTGATAAAATTTTATTTAATCCAATATCTACATTTATATGTACGAGAACAACTTGATTATTATTAAATTCATACGGATCTAAATCATTTATAATTTTTCCATAACTAATTAATGAAATATCATTTGGATTATTCAAGTTTAAATTAAATTTTTTACTAAAAAGTTGTTTCTTTAAATCTAAATATGTTTTTGCATTTACACTATCATATGAAAATATACTACTGTCATTAAAATAACATTTGATCATTATAATTTAATTTATATCTAAATTAAAAATTGAATTTATAAACTTATTAAATCAATTTTTAATTTAAATAATAGTAAATAGTAATATTAATGAATTCGAATGGTCAAGAGTTATCACATAATAATCAACAACTTAAATCAAATAGTCAACCATTAACAGTGTCTAATCAATTAGTATCATCAACTAGTCAACAAATGCTTAATTGGGTTGATAAATATGAACCAAAAAATAGTAAAGATTTTATAGGAAATTCTATAGCGGTTACTAAAATTAGAAAATGGCTACAAGATTTTCCAAATAGTTCACCATCATATATTATTATTGGTAGTATTGGTGTTGGTAAAACAATAATATCTAAATTATTATTAAAAGAAGCTGGTTATGATTATATATATTTTGCATCAAGTGATGAAAAAAAGGATGATATATATAGTACTGTTTTAAACAATCCTAAAAAGAAAATTGGTGTTATTATAGATGATACTAATCGTATAAATTTAACAAATGAAAAAAAGAATATTATAAATTTATTTCTATTGAATGAAGTTCATAAACGGTTTCCAATTATTTTAATATCTAATTTAACTCATTCTAAATTTATAAATAAGTTAATACAGAAAAAGCATTGTCCAGAAATTAAATTTGAATTACCTGGTGAAACATCATTAAAAACAATTATTAATAAAATATGTAAATGTGAAAATTTAATAATTATTCCAGAAGTAATTAATAAAATTATTGAGTATTCACAGAAAGATATTCGTAAATGTATTTTAATTTTACAAGATCTGTATTTAACATTCGGATCAAATATAGATGATGTAAAATTTAAATTATATCGATTATATACTCAACGTAAGGATATAGATTGTGGTTTATTAATTTCAAATAAAAATTTAATGGATAATTATAAGTCTATTCAAGCATCATTAAAAATGTATGACAAAGAAAAGGTTCTATTACCATTGATGTTATTTGAAAATTATCCATTAGCAATTGAAAATAAAGTATTAACTGCAAAAGAAAAAATAGATATGATTGCAAAAGTAACTAATTCTTTATCAAATGGTGATGTAATTGAAACAAATATATATTCTGATCAAAATTGGTACCTACAGGATACTCATGGATATTTTTCATGTGTAAAACCATCATACGATATGACAGCTAAAAATAATAATAAGTTTTATAATTTGAACTTTAGTTATGATTTAAATAGTGTTTCTATTAAAAATATAAATAGAAAGAATTTTATGAATATTCGTAATCATTTAATAAATTTTAATAATAATGATATCTTGTATTTGCATAAAATTTATAAACATCAAATAAAGAATAAAAAAAGTGATAAATTGAATAAAATATTAGCTAATTATAAAATAACTATTAAAAATATAACGTCAATAAATAATATTGACAAAACATTTAAAGAACCAATTGTTTCGAATTAGTTTATTGATGATATATTTATTTCTTTATTTTACAGTTGCTAGCATTTTTAGAAAGTCTAGTATTTTTTGAGGTTCCTTTAGTTTTTCTTCGTCTTCTTCCCGCTTACGTTTTGCTTCTTCATATAAAGAATAGGAACCAGTACCATATTCTTTTTCAAGGGCGTTTTCATCTTCTTCGTGTCGATAAATTTCATCATCAATATTTGCATACTCCATCTGAAGACGTCTTAAGAAGTTAATATGATCAAGATTATATTTATTAAATCTACTTTTTACAAACCTAATGTTATTATATAATTCATCTCTTTTAATATATTTTTCACGCATATATATATCTACAGAGTCCATTTCAGTTTCATCGTATATTTCTTCATCATCTTCGTCGTCATCATCACTATAATATTCTTCGCCATCTGAATCAATATATACATTTCTTACATGTTCATTTGTTGAATCTTTATTAGTGTTGGAATTTACTAGATTCATTTTAATATTAAGTTGTTTTTGAGTTTCTGCATCTTTTTCAGTTTGAGCAATCCTTTCAACAAGAGTATCAACTTTGAATGTACTCCATGCAGATAGTTTTTTAGGTGCTGCAATATTATTTATGTTTAGTGTTGGAAATAGTTGTGTATCTTCAGTATTTACTTTAACAGGTTTTTCTTCTAGTTCCTTTTTTGATTCTTCACGAAGATAAGATGGTTGATATCTAGGTCTATTTTGTCTTGATTCTTGTTTTTCACTGTAAACTTCTCTAGATCTTTGAACATCATCTGCTAGTAATGACAAGTCTCGACCTCTTTTTGGTGCTTCTGATCCAAATGTTGTTTCTTTTAGAGGCATAGATACATTTCTATTTGGCATCTCAATATTACGAATTGGTAAGTCATTTGTTTTATCTACAAATTTTGTTTTATTATTACGTTTATTTGTAACATTTGTATAGCCTTCATCTTCGTCCGAATATGTTTGCATATCTGATTTAATATTATTTATTGACTTCATTTAATTTAATTATATGAATATGATTATATATATACATTATATATATAATTCAATTTTTTTGAATATAATATATAAGATAATATATAAGATATAAGATTCAATTTAAAAATGAATAAATATATTGATGTGCCACTTATATATAATTATTCACATATATCATCAAAGGATATAAATGGTTTAACTAATTTATATTTAAATTCGAAGTCTAAAGAAATTGGTAATTATAAATGTCATTCATGCGACTTTAATAATAAATTGATTTTATATAAGAATAATAATCTTATATTTGATAATTCATTAATGCATCATGTAGTCAAACATAATTATAAACCAGAACGTGAAATACTAGATCATGCTAAAAAAGATTTTACAGGTGGTAATAAAATTAAGATAAAAGCAACATTTAATAAAGAAAATCATATACATAAGTTTATATTAGATCGTAATCAAATACTTATATTAGATAGTTTAATGGGTACTGGTGTTCTAAAAGATTCTAAAAAATATATCGATAAAGCAAAAAAATTTAGATATTCAGAACATGCTGGTTTATTAGATTTTGAGCACCATGGTTTAGAAAAAATTTTAATTAGTGGTAAAACTAATAGACAAGATAAAGATGATCCAGAAATATTATTACCTCAAAATATGCCTGATGCATTAGATTATGAATTTATGTTTCATACACACCCTCCAACACCATATCCTGGTGCGCGTGCAGCAGTTGGTGTTTTATATGAATTTCCATCTATGAGTGATATATTTCATTTTATTGAACATTATAATTTTGGTGAAACACAAGGATCACTAATTATAGCACCAGAAGGAATGTATATAATACATTCAAAAACAGGTGAGGATAAAATTATTGTAAATAATCCAAATGTTGTATATAAAAATTTAGTGAATGAATCGTTTGATATACAATTTGACGCAATACAGCAATATGGTAAAAATTATTTAAATAATGATATATTTTATACTAAAGTAATAAGTGATTTAAAATATATAAATAATTTTAATAAACTATTAAAAAAATATTTAGATGATCAAGTTTATGTAGAATATATACCAAGAATTAAAGACGAATCTGGTAATTATATAATAAATAAGTTAATAATAGAATTAAAACCAATTGAAAAAAATAAATCGATTAAAAAAGATTAGAATTTTTAAAATGTATTTATTTATAAATTTTATATTTATAAATAATATAATATGTCATATAGATTAATAAAAAGTCAAATCGGTGGAGGTAATTGTGAAATTTTAATTTTAATAGCTGCCATTGTAGTAGTATGGTTTTTATTCGTTCAATCAAATTCACCTAAAAAAGAAAAATTTGATCTTACTGAATCATATACTCCAATTAATGCTCAAGTAAAGAGTTCTTCTCCTTCATCAACTGTAAGTGAACAAGAAAGTATATATGATAGTCCTGCAGTAGATTTAAAAGCACCAGGTGTACCATATTTACCACCCCCACGTCATTTTAATCCTCCTGATTCATCTGAAGGATCAAAAAATAAATTAAAAAACAACAAAGATAAAAATAGAGTAACTAGAGTAACTAGAAGAAGTTTTACACCATCTGAAACTAAATCCACTGAAACTAAATCCACTAAATCCAATATTTCTATATCAATGTCTATCAGATCAGATAACTCGCCAAAAGTAGGTGCAATTGCATCAAGTGATTCTAAAGTAGGAAGCCCTCCATACTTATCACCTATTGAATCCACTCCTGGATATGGATCATCTGAAGCATCTCAAATGTCAAAAGGATTATCTATAGCATCATCTCCTAATAGTATACCAGTAATGACTGTAATTTCTGAATCTGAAAGAAAAGAAAGAAGTAAGTCTAAGAAATCTAATAAAATAATAGAAAAATTTACAGATGTAAATAAATTATATTCTGTAAGAGATTCATATGATTTAAAGACACCATTAAGTAAGGCAACTTGCTCTCAAAAATGCTGTGGTTACTACTGGAAGGAAAATATGGATGGAATGTTTAAAAAAGACGACCCTGTAAAATGGGGCGATGTAGGAGTTGGAAAAAAATATAGATCATCTAATGTAACTTGTATGGGTGATGGTGTATCTGCTCCTGGATGCAGATGCCATACTACTGATCAATATGAGTTACTAGCTACTAGAGGTGGAAATGGAAGTAAGAATTATTAATTTTTTTAAGATACAATCTAAAAAATATAGATAACGAATTTATTTGTTTAATATGAAATAATATAATATTTAT